ACGAAGGTGGATCTGATTTGGACGACCCCACCCTTCCTGTGCCGGTAGTATTGATTCGCTTCGATCATTTGCTTGCCCCTTCTAAATTTCCTAAAAGCTTCCTTAGCGCAGAGACCTCTAGCTGCCCCGCCAAGGTGCCCCAAATATCTTCGGAACACATTCCCTCATAAATGCAGGCTTCGGCTGCCTCAGATGCCATTCCGTTGCGCTCATGGCTTTTTATTAGCACCTTGATACTCCAATCAACTGCTCTACCTTCAAGTTCCTGTGTCTTGTCATTGGCGAAAATATTGCCGATTGCCTTGATGAGTGGGGCTTTGTATAGCTTGTGTTCTACCTGCTCAGCCTCAAGCGGCAACTCTTCTGGTGGTGGCATCAGCGATCGCTTGGTGAATGAATCCATTAATCGAGCGATATTTGCGCTAGTAAGTTTCCCGCTTATGTTCTCCCAAAGAGAGCTGAGTTCATCACCCATGAACTCAGCATGGGTCAGTTCGGTGTGCGTTGTGATTAGGTCGATGCCTTTGGCTGTTAGGTGTGGTCGCCTATCTCCCTTGGCTCCTTCGAACACTAGGCACTTGTTCTCGAACAGTTCAAATTCAAGATTATCGAATGACTGAGATACTTCACGGCTGGTGTTGATGTACTGGCGCATCTCTGCCTCGAACGTCGCCGTAGACTCGTCTAGTTCATTCTTTTCGCACGTTAGCTCTAGGCTGTGGATCTCAAGAATGTCGGTGAATATGCCCTGAATTATATCTTCTTCATCCTTGGTTGGCATCCGCTTCTCGGCGACAAACATGTTTGTCATTTCCTGTAGCTCTTGGTACTTTCCGTCAGTCGGTCTCATAGCCCTAACGTGTCCTTGTACGTGCTTTTGTCGAGTTCATGCAGAACCTTGACTGTCCCCGTTGACCCGTTCCGGTTCTTCTGGACGATTAACTCAGTGATGCTTGAATCCATTGAGTCGGGGTTGTAATACTCATCGCGGTACAGCCCTACGATTTGATCGGCATGCTGTTCGATCGCTCCGCTACTCCTGAGGTCTGACATCACAGGCCGCTTGTCTTGTCGACCTTCGACGCCGCGACTGAGCTGAGCTAGGCACATGATATGAGCCTCGTAGCTCTTTGCGATCGCCCGCAATGACTTGGTGATCAGGTCGATTTCGTTATTGAGGTTGTTGGGGTCCTTAGCTAAGAGCTGCAGGTAGTCCACGACGATTAGGTCAATGCCGCCATGTCTTTGAGCGAAGAATTCAACGCTTGCCCTGATTGTGTCGACAGTTGAGCTTGGGTCTGAATGGTAGAAAAGTGGCTGAGTCTGGAAAGTCTCCCAAACAACCGCCGAGTACTCTCGTTCTTCTGCGGTCAGCTTTTTCTCTCGATACTTCCAGCTTGGTACTCCCGTTTGGATTGACAGGCGTTTGAAGTCAAGGAGTAGAGGTTCCATCTCAAGGTTGACAAACAAAACTCGCTTATCGTTTTTGACGTTGTGGTCAGCGATGAATGCGGCTATTGAACTCTTACCGATGGCAGGGCGTGCGGCGAAGACGGACATCTCAGAAGGCATCAATCCGCCTAGCTTTTTGTCTAGGTCTCTTAGCCCAGTGGTTAGCCCTACGACAGTGGGGGAATCCATGTACTCGTCGAAGCTACTGACGGTATGAGCTGTTTGAATCACCCAGTCGCGTTCCGAGTTGTTGTGGCTATCAGAGAACTCGTTGATCGAAGTGGATAGCTTTTCAATTAGAGGCCTAAGCTTATCTTCTGGGTTGGTTAGCCGCTCACCATACTTGTCAAGCTCGTCTTTGAGCCGGTAGCGAAAATCAATTTCGCTAACCTCCTGGGCTATCTGGCCAATCCTGTGTGAAGCGGATGCCGCAGTGTTGAGGATCCTTTGTGCTGCGTTGGCTGATTCTTTGTTGCCTAACCCCTTGAGTCTGGCGCAAAGCATTGGCAGGATTGCAGAGCCACCTAGGATTGTTTTGCTTTTCCCGATCTCTGGAGCAATGATTTCCTCAAGGTGCTCCCAGATAACTCGATTGATTCCAAACCTAAATGTCTCTTTGCTAACCCATTGGGATGCTTGTGGAAGCAAGTGAGGGTGTAAAAGAATCGTTTTGATTAAGCATTCCTCAACGTAAAGGCTTTGCTCTCGTATCGCCTGTGTCATGCTACTGCCCCTATTTTTTCGTGATAGTTGTAAATATCCATCACCTGACCGCAGCCATTTGCTAACGCTTCGTCAATCTGCTCACGAGTTAGGTGGCTGAGTGCAGTGGCTTGATAGATTTTTTCAGTTTGCCCACCTTCGCTGATGCTTTGAACAGTTGATTGATATTTTTCCCAGCGAATCATGGGCTTGTCTAAAATGCTGATATCCAGATTCTTCTTGAATTCCTTTTCCAGATTGACCAGCCAAACCTTTACTTCGCTTACGTCCTTACCAAGGCTCTTGAATGGTCCACTCGAGAGAAACTGAAGAAACTCCACGTCCACTTGATTTATCCCTGCGCCACTCCTCCAAGGGCATTGCTTCCAAAACAATCTTCTTTGCATGTTGAGTTCAAAAGGGTCTTGCACGTTCACGCGCGCTGTCTGCTTCGCACCACTAAGAAACTTGGAGGGAGAGGTGGGGTTGTTTTGATCTTGTTTTTCTGGAGCGGATTCTGTGTTTTTTTGTTGATCTAGATCTTGGTCTTGTTTTGTCTTTTCTGCATGTATCGAAAGATACTCTGTATCTTTCTCTGTGTCGTGACTACCCGTGACCACTCGTGACTCGCTCGTGACACTCGTGACATCTTTTTGGCTAGATGCTTTATCCTGCTTGGCTTTCGCGGATAATTTCTTTCTCGACTTTCTTTTTCTGGCTCGAGTGTTCTCGGGTTTGTCACTTTCGTATCCGTATTGACGTTTTTCCCAGTTTTTTATCTTGATTCCACCGTCGACTAATTCGATAAAACCCTTCACTCTGAACTTACTTTTTAGGGTCAACCAATCCTCTGTCTCAAGCTCAAGTTCGAACGCTAGGTCTTCGTCGTCGAGTCCAGTTATAAGTCCTCTCTCTCCGTTCTCGTTGGCTAGGCACAGCAGCATTATTAATCGATACCTGTCTAGCATTGGCATTCTTTTGACCTTGATGTCATACCTGAATTCTCCGTAGAATTTGAACCAAGGGTATCTGTTGGGTTTTGCCATTAGTCGTTCTCCTGGCTGGTGGTTTGCTGTTCGGTACACTTGTCTAGTAGCTTTTGGCTTGGCACGAGGCAGAAAAATCCAGCATCTTCAAGTAATCCGCCCTTCGTTAAAAGGTCTAGTATTTGAAAAAGCCGGTCGATGCTACCTAGTTCCTTCGAGTAGTGCAATATGAATTCGTCGGTTAAGAGGAACCGATCCTCTGATCTGCAAATTGCGGCCGCAATTTTGACCCATACGTCGTACTCTTTGCCTCCGAGGACGTTAAGGAGGTCCCATATTGCGGGCTGATCTGGATTGATCAGGCTTCTGTATATACTGGCGCTCATCAATCTATCTCCCGTGTATTCTTTTCATTGAATTCGTAGTCTCTATCCCAGTGGACAATCCGAAAAGTTCCGTACCATCCGGATGTCTGCACTTGCTCTAGCCAGCCAAGCTTCTTTAGATGAATGCCTAGCTTGACGAATTTCTCGTAGCTGAGGTGAAGCAACTTCTCGGTATCACCTGGGTGTAGCTCGAAGGTTCCTCTGTTCTCGCTGTCGGCAGCTAAGCTGAGCATTGCAATCCAAGCCCATTTGTATGGTGTTCTGAGAGGGTAAAAATCTTCGTTCGACATGAGGTCACTGGGTATTTTGAAATCCATTAGAACGGCACCTCCGCTTTTGGTTCTTCTTCTCGGGGTGAGTTGTCGAAGCTCTCAAGCTCGTACTGTGTCTTCCAGTTGATAATGAAATAAATAAAATATTCTGGCATCGGGTTGGTTTCCGGTTGGCCGTCCTCGCCATAGTGAGCAATCCTGGCAAGTCCGCTTAATATGACTTTCTTGTTGAACCGCTCGATCTCATGGATTGTCATTTCGAAGAAGTCGTAGGCATTGGCCAGGGGTAAGGTTGCGGACCCTCGAACAGCCAGCCGATCTTCTTTTTTTGCGGCTATACAAAGAATTGCAATCCAAGCCGCTTTTTCCTTCGGCGTTAAGTCGGAATAGTTTTCATGCCAAATAAGGTCATGCGGCATGAAGAAGCCATAGTCTTGTTCGCGGTATTCAGTAGTCATCTAAATAATCTCCATGTAAGATTCGATTGTTTCAATAGCATCCGCGTGTCCAAGGCAAACATGGGCGCAATACCCTTGCTCTTGAACTCCTCGAATGAAGTCTTTCTGTGATTGAGATACTCGACCACCTTTGACCTTCTTCATCTCGATATAAAGACCGTGATAACCCTTTCGGGCAACTGGTAGAAATAAATCACAGACACCGGCCAAGCCACCTTCACGCTTTATCTTTCGGGCAACGCCTGGATGACGCTTCCCTCCATTCGGATTGGCATGCAGCAGCCAGAGTTCTGGCGTGACATTCACCTGAAGATCTCGCCATTCGATGACAAGGACTTGTTCGTCGTGTTCGTTCATAGTAAAATTGGACCTAGTGAGATTGACCTAGTGAGATTGACCTGGTTGATTTGACCTATTAAATGGTTCCTTTATTGGTTCCTTGATATGTGTTCTTGCGGAACAATGTCTCTCTACCTCAAAACCCTCGGTTGTCAGNGGGTTTTGTTTTGACTACTTACCGTTGTCGGCTTTGCGCCAAGGCTTAAGTGTTGAGGTCGGAACCGTATGATATTTACTGAATCTACGGATGACAGAGTAAAGTTCATTCTTCTCTATCAGTGTTCCGAACCTGCCGTTACTCACAACCCCTTCACCAATCCTTAGGTTTTTTAGGTAGTCGACGTTCTTCTCTCGGATGCTCATAATTATATATTGCCCTGGTAATTTATAGACTAACTAATGATTCGGCTTCGGCAAGCAACAGTTGCATACAGCCATTGGTATAGCGCTCAATATCAATAATCTGATGCGCTCTGCGATGGCCGAATACGATGTAATCGCCTCGTTTGTATTTGCGGTCAAAGACAGTCAGCGTAATCTCTCCAAAGATGTTTCGCTCAAAGAAGTAGGATCTGTTCTGCTCGTCCAAGCTCAATGAGTACATCTGACGCAATGGCTTGTTTTCCTCAATCTTGCGATCTACCAGTTGAACGAATTTAACCAACAGTTGCTTAATCATGTCATCACCTCAGTAATATTTGTTTCAAAAGAAATAGCCCTTGAGATCGCAAACAATTTTGATACTGCTGCGGTCTTCTGGATGGCATAGGAGTCGGGGAGGCCCGTCGCCATTTGATATAGTCCATCAACCTCTTTTTGAACTGCAGCAGGATCTAATCCTTGCCGACAACAAGCACCCCACAAATTACTCCAGCTAATCTGTGGGAGTTCGATATTATTTTTCATGAGTTTTAGTCGACTAGTTTTTCAAATCTTGCTCTGGCCAAATGGATTGGCTCACTGTCTTCCAGGATTCGGCCATGGCCTATATGTAGCAAATGCATGACCTTATCTATCGCCCCATCGGCATCTCGATCGATTGCTGCGTTGACTGCTTTAATTGCGGAGTCAATAATAATCTCTTCTTTATCCCCGTCACTAAGTATTGCCACTTGCGCCGCGAGATGAAGCACCATAAACCCCAAGGCGTCTTCGCCTAGACCGCTATTCATTTTGTACCCCCATTAAGGCCCGATTCAATTCAATGTAGCTTGAGACTATCTTACGCACTACTTGACCAATTGACACGCCTTTTTTGGCTGACAATATTCGTAGCACTTCTTCGTCATTAGGTTCAAAACCTATGTTTATCTGGTTCCTTGAGGCCATCTGGGATACCTTCCTTTCACTTAGCCTAGGTAAATTCTACGACATCACTTGACTGGTGTCAATATCAATTCCTTGAAAAGCTTGGAGATGCTAGAGTCTAAGTAAATCTTCTGTGTACATTAGAATCCGCTGCAGGCTAGGATATTAGCCTAAGTTTAGTGAATATACATTTCTAGAGGAAAAACCAGGAAGGATTGCCGTGAACGTCAATAAGATTCAGGACACGATGCCGTGGGAAGCTCAGCAACGCTTGGCCGATATTATTAATAAGTACCTGTTGTTAATAAGCCAGGAAACTCTAGCTAAGCAGCTAGGTGTCAGTCAAGCAACTATTTCAGGGTGGAAAATTCCAAAGAAGTCTGAGGTTGAGGGGAAGGCATGGCCCAAGGTAGAGAACCTTAGGGCTGTTGCTCGCCTTGAACACTGGCCTCTAGGTAAGCTGCTCGACTACTTAGAGACTGGCCGGATTGACGATAATGTCACATGGGACGAGGAGATTGGACATTTGTCACTTCGCCTTAAGTCCGATCCGCCCTCTATTGGCCTTGTCGCGAAGATGCTGAGTATGATCTCAGATGCCTTTGAGGGACGTGTAAAAGAGGAGTAGGCTAATATATAGGGGTATGAATTCATTCGTCCGCCAATGAAGCCACCAGACAACGATAAGCAACGTCGTTTTTGCGAACTGTACGTAGAGAACTTGGATCGAGCTGCAGCCTATAAAGGCGCTAATTACTCGACCAACACCGAGGCGTCTACATATAATGCTGCTAGCCGCCTGTTGGGCGATGTTTGCTGCAGTCGATATATAGACTACCTCCTAAACAAACAGCAAAGAAGCCGGGTGCAATTGCGGGCTAGGATTGTCCAGGAACGAGAACGGTTGGCATTCGCAAACATAGCTGACTGCATCAAAATAGATAGCGAAGGGCTAGTCACCTCGAAAGATCCTAAGGATTTGCCGCGAGATTTGACTGCGGCCATACGAACGATATGGGCAGAGAAAAAGGTAACTCGCATTCCTGGTGGCGGTGAAGAGGTGACGGTCACCACAAAGATGGAGATGCATTCCAAGGAAGGTTCGCTCAAGTCTTTAGAGAAAATGACTGGACTTGACAGTGACCTCAATTCTGCTATTGCAGTGCTCGATAAGTACGGTATTGAATTGAAGCAAGACGGCAATGAGTGGTATGTTTCTAGACCAGACAATACCACCGCTGACGCGAACGAATCAGAAGCGGGTAGCAGTACCGAAGCGTAACGACGGCAAAGGCTTTCTCCCATACATTCCTAACCCTGGGGGACAAAGCAGTGTCTGGAAGCAGCTCTTTTTGCTGGACAACAACGGCAATCCGACAGGCGTCAATAGAGACAACCCTTTCCGAGGGATTTACCTTCGTGGCGGAACTGGATGCCTTTCGGGGAACACCCTGATAGAGGGTGTTCCAGCGAAAGACTTAGTCGGAGAATCTATTGAGGTTCAGACGATGGGTGGGCGGATTATGTCTGACCCTGTATTCCTGAAGGGTCAGGCCGATCTGTATGAGGTGACTGCAGCGAACGGAAGATCTATCACCGTGACCCTCGATCACAAGTTTTACTCAGGGGGCCAGTGGGTTAAGCTCCGAGATCTACGTGTTGGTAGCGTCTTGCGTGGAGCGAAAGAAGTTGATGGGGAGTTGTTCCATCACGGGACAATGATCGTCGAGATTCGATACGTCCGCCACGATGACTTCTATGATCTGCACGTACCCATTGCTAACCACTACCTTGCTCATGGGTTCTGGAATCACAACAGCGGCAAGACTCAGACAGGTGCAGCCATCTTCTGTGAACGCCGACGAATCGACCCCGCCGCACAGTGCCTAATCACCTCAAACTCTTACCCGCAGTTACAGCGATCAACCTTGGTTGGCCTGGTTCAATATTGCGAGAGACACAACGTCCCAATCAGGCCATACAAGGGTAACGCGAAAGAGACGGCGAGATCTATTGCTTACAACAAATATTGCTACATCTGGGATGCGTGGGTTGACGTGATCAGCGCAGACAATTTCATGACCGGCTCAGAGACAGCGCGTGGGATGGAGGTTAGAGATATCTGGTATGACGAAGCAGCTTATGGAACCCGTGACGGGATTGACACCATGGCGACAAGAATGCCGCGCGGCCCAGGCAACCTGCCAGGGATGTTCCTATTCACTTCGTCCATCAATAAACATGACGTTTTCAACTTCATGTATTCGCTTTTTGACGACCCCGATCGCGATGACAATCTCAAAGAACTCTATAAGTCATTCTGTTGCAGCGTTCGAGAGAACCCACATGTGCCAGACGGCTATGTCGAATTCCAAGAGGCTCAGCTCACTGCCGACCTAGTAACGATCGAGGTTGATGGTCAATACGTTGCTATCGCTGAAGGCCGAGTCTACCCCAACTTTGATAGGGTGCTCAATGACTGTAAGGATGTAGTGCAGGATGGCGATCGCTTGCACATTGGAATGGATTTCAACGTCAATCGAAGTGCTGCGCCAGTCCATGTGATTCGTGAGGGCTTGCCGGTATGCGTTGATGAGTT